CAGCGTCACCACGTCCATAGGTAGAAAGCCTAGCAACAGGTCCATACGTACCACGTCGGCGGCATAGCGTGCTAGGTTAGGTGTGACATTCATCATGAAACTATCCTTAATTAGCAGTGTGAATACGCCCACCCATTGCTTCAACCCATGCTAAATCTTCGTCCGTTGCTTCTCTTACCCAATAAGGACCGTTGAGTAAGCCAAACAAAGATTGAGCGAAAGCCTCTGCTTTATCGCTGTCGCTGGCGTTGATTAACGTACAACCCATTCCACAATCAACGTAGTATGTAGCCATTAGTCTAATTCCCCATCATTATTGACTAGGTGCGAAGGATGAATGACATTCGCCTTGGCCATCGCAGTTGCGAACGCGAATACATCATCAATATCCAATTCGAATTCGGGATTCGCCGCATAAGCTGCGTCGATACGGGCATGAATCGCCGCACGCTCGATTGCGTCTAGTTCGGCTTGCGTCTTGGCTGTTGGCTTGCTCAAGTGCCACAACATACGTTCGCTTGTCTTTTGTCCGCTTGTCCGCTTCATCACGCGGACACGTTCAACGCGGCCCGCCTCATTCCATCTCAGATAATGGCTATCTGTCATGTCCACATTGAACACGTCAAACAAATCCGTGTCAGACAAGCCCGCGATGCGATCACAAACCGAAGTGCCAAGGGCTAGAAGTTGCGAACCGTTCATTTTATTCCCTTTGTTTTGAAGTTGCCCAAGTGTACCGCAAAGCGAACCGACTGTCAAGCCCTAGACCTTTAACATTGTGCGAATCCATTCATTATCGCCGTGTAGAATTTCAATGTCGCTCATCTTACTGATGGTATAGGTTGCCCCCGGACTCTTTTTGTCCTCATGAAGATTGAAACCCTGCACATAGCTTGCCCGTGCCTTTGTTACCATCACCGTGCGAGACTTGCCGTTGTAATTGAACCGAATCAACATTGTTAAACTCCTTCAAAATGATCTACCGCATACCGACCTAACTTCTCAGTCCCAAACTCCGCGAAATCCTTTCCTTTGAACTGTACTATATACCTATAACCATCCTTCAAAACCAACCGCCAAAACCCCACGCTGTAAATCACTCTCATTTTCTTTCCTTCACTTCGTTTGTATATATATGGTAATGGCCAAATCCCTATTAGAGTTTTAAGCTCTAAGTCTAAGTGTAGTATATACTTAAGAATATAGCCTAGTGTACAAAACTATTTTCTACATTTCCTCATTTTGTGTCACAAGTCTATACAGCGTAAGCACTTAAAATTTTACCCCCACTTCCAAGCGAGCGTGCAATGTACACGTTCAAGGCGTAAATCGCCAAATTTATATGGGGACGAAATCTCGTCGTAAACCCTTGCAGCGTAAGCACTTAGGATGGGCGGGCGTGTCGTGAGAGTCCCCATCCGAAGGGGGTGGGGTTTTTATAACGCCAAAACAGAGGCGGGGGCAGTCGGTAAAAGCCGTAGGTGGTTCAAAAATAAAAAGCGACACATGCCGCGAATGAAATGAGCAGGCTGCCTTAGCTGTTACATGCCGTAGGCCACATAGAAAATCATCCCCCCAATCCCAAACAGTATCGCTCCGTACAATACGATCCCTGTATATACAGCTAGTAAAAATCCAAAGAAGTCAGGGCTGCTGCCATTATGTACTGGTATAAAATAGTATCTTTGTAACCCAACGAACCAGAGGAGCGGATTTAAGACCGAAAGCCAGTTATTAAAGAATACCCAAGCTGTCTCATTTTTATAAAGAAAAATACAGAGTGGCCAGATAAGTCTGGCAAAGAAGGCTATAAGTAGCACAAGAAATACGATCTTCATTTTTTCCCTACCTTTCCGTCAAGGGGTTTTGCCCCCTCTTTTAGCAAATCTTCAATGCTTCGCAATTTATCTGCGTCAGCCTGCTCTGATACCGTCACTTCCAGAATCTTTTGTAGAAGAACCCGAAGGTCATTATATCCCGCTGTCAAGTCATTCCCAATGTACATACTTCACCTGCTACTCGTTTTCGGCTTCGCCAGAAACCTTGGGCTTTACAAAGTCCAGCTTACCAAAATTGTCTAATGCGAGCGTTAGCTTGCCGGTTGATCCATAAAGTCTGCTAACAAGCTCCGGGTCAGACCAATCGTAGGTGGCCAGAAAATTCTCCTTAGCCTGTGTACTTATGTTCAGACCTGTTATTAACTCTAATTCCTTAATAGCATTATCAATAGTTTCTTTAGCGTTAATTATAAACTTAACTACTGAAATATCAACTGTCATAGTCATAGCTTCGCATTCTCCCTAGTAATCGCGGCAACAACCGCCTCCGCAGCATTCTCCTTCAATAAATTCTGTGGCAAAGGTCATAGATACAGATTCAAGTTGATATTTAATACCGTGATGTTCCACAAACATAGATGGAGGATCATTTATATTCCATCCATTATGTTTATCGGATACGAATTTTCCAATATCTAACTTTGGGTCATCCTTTAGTTCGTTTACTGTGAAAAACTTATACAGGTCTATTTGAACTAAACCCTGTGGTCCATCTGTTTTAGTAACTACCAACTTATTCTCATAAGTAGTAAAGTTATCTACTACATTAGGCTTATTTATCAGAACAAAGGCATGTACAACTTTCATGGTGTTTTTAACTCGCGTATCAGTTTCTTAATTCTACCACTGCCTGCAAGAAAAAGCGAGGACTCTAGCAATTTTTCTACCTCTTTTCTTAGTTCCTCAAGTTTGTCCGTTCTACCATTAGAGATAGGAGTAAAAGCTTGTGGCGGCGGTGTGTATGTTACTCCCCAAGCGTCGGGGTATGGATAAGTCCACCACGGACATGGAGTACGCGGTGGCACGTAATTACATATTGGACATGGGTGTGACGGACAGAAATGGGTCATATTCTATAGGCTGAGTCTGATGTGCTTTTTACTTCAACTTCAACTGTAGGAAATAGGTCTTTAATATCTTGGGCAAATCTCCTATTTTTAGTACAAGTACCGTGAATATTCACTGTAATACTATTTATAGTATCATCATCATTATGACCTAAATAAATATAACCCATATGATATTTATAGGTTCTAAACCATTTTTTGATTATGCCGGTTATTTCATAGTGAGTTTCACGAAATCCTGAATAACCGTTTGTCCTTCCAACCCCTTTTTCAACCTTACTGTATAGATTATCCCTATTATCCCACCTTACCGCACCTATATACCAACGATTCAACAACCTATCTATAACCAAACTAACCAACTTATCCCTAACAGGAGTATAGTTAGAGACGGGCAGGGGAGAAGCCTGTTCTTTTTCCTTAGAATTGTCCGTGTCCTGTTTCTTGTCCATTGTGATTCTCCTGCTCTACAACTGGTTCACTGGCTGGTGTTACAGCTTCGACCGGCGTGGTAACTTGGTTGGCCAACCTCTGGCCTCCATTTTTTGTTTTCCTACCGCGAAGCTTCTTTAATCCTAGCCGAGCACGCCTCTGAGTACAAGCTGTACGAGTAATATTTCTTCCAGTCATTTTGGAGAGTTGTTCTGCAACTTCCGCGTCTGTTAGAGTACCTGCATTCTTTACTAGAAAATCAATTTCAGCTTGGTTCCAACCATTCTTTCTCATGGTAATTTCCCTCATATTTGACTTTTTAATGTAAGTCGCCGTATAATAATGTGTTAGGAGTAAATAACAAAAATGAGCAATTTAATCTCATCTCAATTATACATAACAGAAGCTTCTGAAAGCAAGGAAAAGACGGAACAAGAGCTAAAAACTCCTGATCCTAAGAATGTCAGCATCGCTGACTTAGTAAAACAAAAAAATGATAATACCTCAAAATCACACGGAAAGTGAGGTACTGGTTATCATAGATGAAGTAGTGAATAAACTAGCCCCTGGATTTGCGTTTGGTTATTACGACGAGGACGATCTGAAACAAGAAGGGCGAATTTTTGCGATGGAAGCGTTACCTAGATACGATTCCTCTCGTGGTACTTCTCTAAGAACATTCCTTTATAATCACGTCCGTAATAGATACATTAACTTAAAACGAAATAAATATATGAGGCCAGCCCCGAAGAACATGACGGGCGAACAATTGGAAGAATGGAAAAAGCGTAATGGCGGAAAGCGTTCACTAATTGATACTCTTGATATATCTGACGACCGTAACGAGCCTCCTTCATTTGAGTCAGATTCTTTTACTGGTAACTTACAAAATAAGGAATTACTGAGAATTATAGATGTTTATCTACCAGTAGAATTCCGAGGCGATTATCGCTGTTTTGTAGAAGATGTTAAATTGCCCAAGGGCAGGCGGTTGCGACTGCTAGAGATTCTCAAGGAGATTATATATGAGCACTTCACCAGAGAAGAAACGGGGCAAACTGAGTAGGGAAGAAACTGACATTATCAAGAATAATCTTGATTTAAAGTCAGATGAGGAAATAGCCGCGATTATCAATCGTGAGCCGTATGTTGTAGCTAAGTATAGAGCACAGCAACCAGTCAAGCATGAAAACGAATCTTTAAGCGATATTATCCAACAGTTGCATGTTAAATTCTTCTGGCGTGAAACATCACAGCAATTGATGAATGAGGAAATTCCATATTTTGAACAGTATTGGGCGTCTCTTGTCCAGCAGTTTGCGGCTAATGGAATTACGACTACAGACGAACAGATGATCCGCGAATTGATAATGTTAGATATACATGTGAATCGTTCTAATGTTGCAAAGCGAAATGCGTATGTAGAACTTGATGATATAGAGCAGCAGATAGAACAACTTAGTATTCAGTATGCCGATGACCCTATAAGTAGGGTTACTAAGGTGGAACCATTACAAAGTAGAGCTAACGCACTGCGAGCCGCAATGAAGGCTTTAAGTGAAGAATATAAAATATTAGCTGATAAGAAGGACAAGAAGTACGAGCAGTTAAAATCAACCAGACAGATGCGTTTGGAAAAGGCCGAGAAGGCTGGCCGTTCCTTCTTTGATTTAATTAAAATGCTTGATGCACCGGAAACTAGAGAAAAGGAAGGACGTTTAAATGAACTATACAAGCTTGCCGCAGAAATGTCGAAAAGACGATTTGAGCAGTATCATACCTATGATGATGGTAAGTTGGACAGGCCGTTTTTAACAGCAGAAGCGGAGGAAGCTAATGGCTAAGAAGAAAAAATTACTTAATAAGCGTGGAAGAAGTAAACAAGTAGAGAAAGAAACACTTGAGCTATTGGAAAATTATATTGCAATGAAACACACAGAGGAGTACATTGCTGCAACACTTAGGAGAGAAGCTAGACCAACCGTTCGTGTCTATTCTCATGTTAGATCACCTAATGTTCTTATTGATACTATGAATGAGCATGAATATATACATCATCCAAAGGCTAATCTAGTTGTTAAGAAAAGGAAAAAGAAATGACTAAAAAAGCACTCATTTTCGGAGTAAATGGACAAGATGGCTCTTACTTATCAGAATTATTGCTAAGCAAGAAATACGATGTTCTCGGAATTGTACGCCGTGCCTCTGTAAACAACACCCAGGAAAGACTTTCTAATGTTATCAAAGATCGTAACTTTAAAGTCGATGAAGGTGACATTACAGATTATACGTCGGTGTCCGACATAATCGAATGTTACCAACCGGATGAGGTTTACAACTTGGCGGCTCAATCTCATGTAGCCACCTCATTTAAACAGCCTGCGGCCACATGGAACATCAACGCTTTAGGCGTGCAAAATATTCTTGAAGCTATTCGTAAGAAGAAAGCTGACGCACGCTTCTATCAAGCCAGCACTAGCGAAATGTTTGGATCGGTAATAGATCAAGATGGATTTCAAAGAGAGACAACGGAGTTGTCACCTAATTCGCCTTATGCAATTTCTAAGGTTGCAGCCCATCATGCTGTTAGGTTATACCGTGAAGCATATGGTATTCATGCTTCATCTGGTATTCTTTTTAATCATGAAAGTCCTCGAAGGGGTGAAGGCTTCGTAACTCGAAAGATTACTAAGTATGTGAAATCTCTTGAGAAACATATAGATATGGCTAAGTATGTAACTAATACGCCAGAAGAAGCCACCGAATGGATTTTGAACTATGTTCCGCCTCTTAGATTAGGCAACCTAGATGCCAAGCGAGATTGGGGTTATGCAGGGGATTATGTGAAAGCAATGTGGCTAATGTTACAGCAGACGAAGGCAGATGATTATGTAGTTGCTACAGGTGAAACTCATAGCGTTCGTGACTTCTTAGATGAGGCATTTAAATGTGTTGGAATCAACGATTGGCAGCCTCACGTTGTTATTGATCCAGCCTTTATTCGTCCTTATGAGGTTCCAGTCTTATGTGGAGACGCAAGTAAAATCAAGTCTTTACTTGGATGGAAACCAGAGTTTGATTTTAAAGCTTTAGTTCGTTGGATGATGGAAAATGAGAAAGCAGAATAAAGAATATGCAAAATATACTGTAGTTCGTGATACCAGAGAGAAGGTTGACCAAGGTTGGCATTTTCCAGAGTCAGAACGTTGTGCAGGTACATTAATACAAAAATTGGATGTAGGTGACTATAGTTTGCTTGGGTTTGAGAAGCTTGTCACTATTGAGCGTAAGGGTTCAGTCTCAGAGTTTTGTGGCAATCTAACGCAGTCTCGTTTCGTTGGAGAATATATTGAAGGAAAGGAACTAGATAAGCAGAGTGAAATATTAAGATTAGAAGGTATTCAGTGGCCATTTATACTTCTTGAATTTGAGATTGATGACCTATTTAAATATCCATACATTCATGATGTTCCTGTAAAGCTAAGACGAGATATTATTTTTAAAGGTCCGGCAGCAGTCAAGAAAGTATTAGAATTACAAATGCGGTATAAGACGAGAATTATCTTTTGTGGAAATCGAGCGAAGGACGTGGCATCAAGCATCTTTAAAAGAGTAGTAGAAGAAATCGAACGTACAAAGAATGGCTAGACAGAAGCTAATACTTCCACAGAATGCAAAAGAGAGATTTAAAACTCTCAATGAATCTGATAGAAAAGAATTCTTAAAATTTGTTTCTTTAGGTGTTGGTGATCCAACTGTCCTAGAGCTAAACAATTATCTCCTAGAATCTGCGGGTACTTATGATAATCCGCATCTTGAATTTATACACTTCATGTCTCGACCAGAAAATTTCTGGTTTACCTGCAAGTGGTTGTTCAATATAAATCTTGCTCCTTTCCAATTAGCAATTTTGCAAGAGCTTTGGGATCGTAAGTTTCCAATGTTAATTGCTTCTCGTGGTGGCGGCAAGACATTCTTATTGGCTATTTACGCAGTGCTACGAGCACTATTCCATCAAGGATCGAAAGTTGTTATCGTCGGTGCAGCTTTTCGTCAGTCCAAGTTGATGTTCGAATATATAGATACATTGTACAGAAATAGTGCTATCTTTCAAAGTATATGTCCAGAACATCCTAAGCGTGATATTGACCAATGTTTCTTTAACGTTGGTGAATCTAAGATTATTGCTATTCCATTAGGTGATGGAACCAAGATTAGAGGTTTGCGTGCCAACTACATTATAGCAGACGAATTTGCATCCATTCCTCTTGAGATTTACGAAGTCGTTATTAAGGGTTTCGGTTCCGTTTCGGCCAACCCAAGTGAAAGAGCAGAGAAGGTAGCAGAAGCAGATTTGCTACGTGAACTAGGTGAAGAAGAAGCAGCTTTAGCTATTGAAGATACTCTTGGTTTTGGAAACCAAACTATTATTAGTGGTACAGCTTACTATGCATTTAATCACTTCTTTTCATATTGGAAAAGATATAAGTCTATCATTGAGAGTAAAGGTGATCTAAGAAAAGTTGCTGATATTTACCAAGGTGAAATACCAGAAGGATTTGATTACCGAGACTACAGTGTTATTAGATTACCATATACAGTTCTACCAAAAGGCTTTATGGATGAAGCACAGATAGCTAGTGCTAAAGCTACTATGCATCGTTCTCTGTATTTGATGGAATATGAAGCGGTATTTCCTGATGATAGTGATGGATTCTTTAAGCGTTCTCTAATTGAGTCTTGCGTAACAAAGAAGCCAATTACAATTGCAAGCGGGCAATCAGTTCGTTTCCATGCCTCCTTAAATGGTAATCCAGCAGGTGAATATGTCTATGGAATAGACCCTGCATCTGAACAAGATAATCTCGCTCTTGTTATACTTGAAGTTCTGCCAGATCATAGACGTATAGTTTATGCTTGGACATTGAATAAGCAAAAGCTCCGTGAGCGAATGAAGAATGTAGAAAGCAAGACAGGATTTTATAACTTCTGTGCTCGCAAGATTAGAGATTTACTTAAGACCTTCCCTAGTAAGCATATAGGTATTGATTATCAGGGTGGTGGTATCCAGTTAATGGAAGCTCTCCATAATCCTGGTGATATGCTTCCAGGTGAACGTGCATTATGGCCATACATAGTAGATAATGCAAATCCTATGAAACCAGACCCATTCTGGTGGGAAGCAGAGAAGAAACCAACTGATAATGAGAGTGGCGACCATTTTCTTCATATTATAAATTTTGCAAAACCTGATTTTACTTCACAGGCAAATCATGGACTAAAAAGTGATTTTGAATCTAAAATTACGCTTTTTCCTGCTTATGATACATCTGTGCTTGCAGATGCTATTGCTCACGACTCGCTAATAGGTCGTGAAGTCGATACATTAGAAGATTGTGTAGTTGAGATTGAAGAATTAAAAGACGAACTTGCAACCATTGAGCACAGTCAAACTACAGTTCAAGCTCGTGAACATTGGGATACTCCCGAAGTTAAGAAGCCGGGCGGTAAAAAGGGCAGACAGCGTAAAGACCGTTATACAGCATTAGTTATAGCTAATATGTTAGCTCGTGCCGTAGAACATAGATTAAAAGGTCATGATTTTAATTCAGTTGGTGGATATGCTGGCCAACAGAAGAAACGTCCTGCCGGTCAGTTATACACTGGTCCAGAACATATAACTAAGAATTTGCAACTTAATTATAGGGGAATAAGCCGCAGACGTTAATTACTTACTTTTCCTGCTTTTTCTATTAGGTGTATAATAGTTATCCAATTGTAATGCGAATACAATCTAATTAGAAAAACGATCATGGAAACCAATAAAGCAAGACCTCAAGCTGCCTTTACCGTATTCGATCCAAAAACAAAAGAGGGTCGAGAAATTGCTAGTAGAGCCTCTGTCGGTTTAACCGAAACATATCAAGCCGTTGCTCGATCAACTTTTCGTAATTTCGAGCCTAACATTTCTGTTAAAGACGGCTTTTCTAGATATGACTATGAGTATTTTCGTCCAGATGAGATGATTCCAAAGGATAAGAAGAATATTCTTGTCTATTGTATGGAGGCTTATCGTAAGGTCGGACTTGTTCGAAATGTTATTGACCTGATGGGTGACTTTACCGTTCAAGGTATTAAGATTGTTCACTCAAATAAGCAGCGTCAGAAATTTCTCAGAAAGTGGGCTAAGATGGTTAAATTTCGTGAGACTTCTGAGCGTTTTGCAAATATGCTATTTCGTGCAGGTAATGTGGTAATTCGTAGAACAACAGCCAAACTCCCTGCCGCAGAAGAAGATAGGATGATTGCTCAGGGTGAAAGACTTGAACCAGATACTACTTTTCCTGAGCCTCTAACAACTGCCAAGCGAAATATCCCTATTCGATATAACTTCTTAAATCCCGCATCCTTAGAGATTGTCGGAGGCGAACTTGCTCAATTTACAGGTAAGCAAGTTATAGCTATTAGAATTACTTCTGCACTTAAGAGGTCTATAAATTCACCAAAACCAGAAGAAGTACCTCTAGTAGCACTATTACCTGATTTTCTAGTTCAAGCTGTAAAACAAGGCCGAAACATAATCCCACTAGAGCAGGAAAAATTAATCGTTTCTCACTACAAGAAAGACGATTGGCAAGCGTGGGCAGACCCTATGACCTACGCTGTGCTAGATGATTTGATTCTCTTAGAAAAGATGAAACTGGCTGATTTAGCTGCTCTAGATGGGGCTATTTCTCAGGTACGTATTTGGAAGTTGGGTGATCTTGAAAAAGGTATCATGCCAACGGACGCCGCTATTGAAAAATTATCTGACATTCTTTTGTCTAACCCAGGCGGTGGTGCATTTGATCTTATTTGGGGTCCAGATTTAACTTTCCAAGAATATAAGACAGATGTTCATCAGTTTTTGGGTGGAGATAAATATGAACCTGTTCTACGTAGTCTTTATGCAGGTTTAGGAGTACCTCCTACTTTAACTGGAACCGAAGGGGCTTCGGGTGCAACCAATAACTTTGTTTCATTACAAACATTAATTCAACGTCTAGAATATGTTCGTAATAAGTTGATAGAATTTTGGGAGAATGAATTAAATCTATTACAGCAGGCATTAGGTTTCCAAGAACCAGCACGTCTTCAATTTGATGAAATGACATTGACGGATGAGACTGCACAAAAGAAGTTGTTACTTGATTTGTGGGATCGTAACTTGGTTAGTGACGAGGCTGTTATTGAAACATTTAAGGAATTTCCTGATATTGAGCTATTGCGTCAGCGTCGTGAAAACCGCGAGCGTGCTCGTAAGCTTCGTCCAGAAAAGGCTGGTCCATTTTTCTCATCTGAAAAGACAAGAGAATACATTAAGACCGCTCTTGGTCGTGGTTATATTAATCCACAAGATTTAGACCTTGGAATTGAACATACAGGTGAAACTCCATTTAATGAGCAACTTCGATCTGTTAAAGAAGCGAAGGCAATTGCTCCTGGTGGCTCTCTACCAAAAGCTAAAGGTGCAGCCGGTCAAGGTCGTCCAAAGAATTCTAAGGATAGCGGTACACGATCAGATCGTAGTTTCAAAGTTAGAACATCAGCAGAACAAATTGAGACTTTTTCTGATTTTATGATTAAGAATATTTGGGCTAAGGAAAGCTATAGAGAAATATCTGAGCATGTCAATCCTTTAATGCTTAAGTATTTTTCCAAAGCTAATTTGCGTGAATTATCAGTTGAGGAAACTAATCAACTTGAGAAGGTTAAATTTGCTATTTTAGCTAATCTTGAACCATATTCAGCAATTAGCGAACAGACCGTGTTAGATTTAATTGAAAATAGGTGTACATTACCTTCGATCTTTAAGACTTTGTACGATAAGCTTTCTGCTCGTGCTTATGACATTCATAGTAGAGAACCTAATATCGAAGAAAGAAAGTTAATTCAGGCATCAGTTTATGCTCTACTAAAATAAGAGGTTATTATGGCTAAGATTAATGTAACTGTCGAAATTGATACAGAAGAAGGAACTATGGATGTTACCTTAAATGGTGAAAAGATTCCAAGTGCTAGTTCTGTGTCATGTTATAACTACAAAGACTATAATGGCGATATGTGCCCTAGTTGTAGTATAAGTGCTTCTGAGGAAGATAAAGCGGGCGGCGTTGCTAAGATGACCACCTATTATGCTATGAGTAGTGAAGAAGCTAAAAAGATTGACCGTGCTAAAGCAGATCATTCTATACCCGGTTTCTTGGGTGTTGCCTCTGTCGATCCAACAAACGATATTCATAAATTCTTTGCATCTAAGTCCTTATTTGGAAAAAGTGGTGTATAATCCACAACAGGGGTTTAACTATAATGCTCGTATATGCTTCTGAAAGAGCAGACAACCTGCAAGACAAGTTACAGAATAATACAATTTCTGCAACGGTAGCCCTTGTAAATGCATCTGACATATTATCAGACGCGGCAAAAAGAGTATTTGATAAGAAAATTAATCAACATATTTCTTCTGCTTTTGCCTCTGAAAATGTGAATTCATTTGACCTTCACCGACTATATACTATTTTGGTTACAGTTGGTTGGAATAGAAATGATGATGTATTTGGTGTAAAAGAAGTGTGGGATGCAAGACATTCACCAGAAGATAAGCCTTTTAACTTGGAGCATAATCCGCGACACGTTATCGGTCATATAACTGGTTCAGTAGTAGTTGATGATTTATATCAAGTTATTGCTGATGATACTTCTGCTGATGATCTTCCTGGTAAATTTCATATTCTAACTAGTGCTGTTATTTATAAACACATAAAGAGTAGAGATGAAAAGTTGCCAGACGAGACAAAGGCATTGTTAGATAGCATCGCTAAAGGCGAATGGTATGTTTCAATGGAAGCTTTGTTCTCCGATTTCGATTATGCATTAGTTAAGGCCAACGAACAAATCGTTATTCCTCGAAAAGAGGATACGGCATTCTTAACTAAGCATTTGAGAGTACATGGTGGCGTTGGCGAGTATCAAGGATATAAGCTAGGCCGTCAATTAAAGAATATTACTTTTAGTGGTAAGGGACTTGTTAAGAATCCTGGTAATCCTGAAAGTTATGTTTTTAATGATGTAACAATGTTCAAGGGGGCGTTTGCAGGTGTATCCCCATTTGCAAATCCAGTTCAACCAGAACGACGAGTTTTGGGAACAAAATACTAAGAGGTTTTACTAATGGCACAAGATATGACTGACCTAGTTTCCAAGAGAGACTATGATGCATCTCAAGCTGAAATTGCTGATCTTCGTAAGAGATTGGAAGCAGCTAACGAAGCAAAGGTTACTGAGCAGGTTTCCGCTCTAAACAAGACCATTGCCTCTCGTGATGACGAAATTAAGACTCTAAAGACTGAAATTGAAAATACAAAGGCATCTAAGGCCGATACACAGAAGGCTCTTGACGCATCTAAGGCAGAAGTTGATGGTCTAAAGACCAAGCTAACTGACGCTGAGACAAAGATTGCTGAACATGCAAAGTCAGTCACAAGAGCAAATAGAATCTCCGCTCTAGTTGATAAGGGCGTTGAGAAGGCAGAAGCAGAGAAGATTGTCGATTCCTCTGTTGCTGCAAATGACGAATTATTTAGTGTTATTCTTGACACTCATGCTAAGTTGGTTGA